TGGATTATATAGCTTGTTTATACCTATGGAGTGGAATTACGAAGGATACATTGATTCTCATGGATTACCTGTCTTCGATACGCCGAAGAAGCCAAAGCAAGGACCTCAGGGTGAAACAATTGATCTAGGAGTAATAGAGTATTGGGAGAATGAAGTTGAAGGTCTTAAGCAAGATCAAGATGCTTTAAATGAGTTTTATAGACAATTTCCAAGAACTACTAAGCATGCATTTAGAGATGAGTCAAAAGACTCATTATTTAATCTAACTAGAATTTACGAGCAAATAGACTTTAATGAAGATTTAAAAAATTCTATAAACGTTACTAGAGGATCTTTTAGTTGGCAAAATGGAGAGAAAGATACAAATGTTATTTTTTCGCCTAATAGTAATGGAAGATTTTATGTTACATGGGTTCCAGACTTACAGCTTCAAAATAGAAGATATAATAAATATAATACTATGTATCCTGGTAATGAGCATATAGGTGCTTTTGGTTGTGATCCATATGACATATCTGGAACAGTAGACAAAAGAGGATCAAAAGGTTCTTTGCACGGTTTAACTAAATTTAGCATGGAAAAAGCTCCATCTAATCATTTCTTTCTAGAATATATAGCTAGACCACAAACAGCCGAAATATTTTTTGAAGATGTATTGATGGCTTGTGTTTTTTATGGGATGCCTATATTGGCAGAAAATAACAAACCTAGACTTTTATATTATTTTAAAAAAAGAGGTTATAGAGGCTTTGCTATGAATAGACCAGATAAAAAATATACTAAACTTTCTATAACAGAAAAAGAGATAGGTGGTATTCCAAACTCAAGTGAAGATATAAAGCAAGCTCACGCCTCTGCTATTGAAACTTATATAGAAACATTTGTAGGTTTAAAAGAAACTGGTTATGGTGATATGTATTTTCAAAGAACACTAGATGATTGGTCTAA